CATTTCGGATAATTCCGTAGTAGATAATTCTCAACCTGTAACAGTATCGGAAGTATCTATAAAAACAAAAAAGAATATAGACGAATTTAAAAGAAAGATTTCCAAAAAGTCGTTCTTTTCTAAAATTATAGAATACAATATAAAAGTAGAAGAGGACCAGCCTTTAAAATTAAAGGATAAAGGAACCCTTTATTTTAAATGTAGTGCAGATTGGTCCTCTACAGATACTCAGGAGCTGGACGATTTCATGGATAGCCTTTTAGGTTATGACGTTGTAGCTGTAGATATGGATATTTACACAAAGCGTATGAAAGCAGGACTAAACTTTTATAATGATGAACGTACGAAATTGGTCCACAGGATGGAAGCAGGAGAGTATACTCCAGATGAATTATATCATGAGATTGATACTCCACTAACTCCAGCAAAAACACACCTTATTTTGGGAGACTTAAAAAGCGCCTACAAAGATATTAATGATACGGACACAGTCGGTAAATTAACCCCAGAGATTAAAAGCGGGTTTCTTTCTGGACTTGGTTCCCTTATTGGAAAGTATTATGATTAATTACTAATATTATGAGCAACAAGGAAAAAGAGCAAAAAAAAGGAGGTACACCTACTAAATACCATGAGGAGCTAGACGAAAAAGCTTATGAATATTTAATAGAAGGGAAAACACTAAAAGAATTAGCAGCCTATTTAAAAGTTTCCTATCGAACTATTTACAACTGGATGGATATTCACGATTCATTTTTGCAGTCAATCAATCGTGGGCGTGCAAAAGCGGACCAAATCGTAGAGGATGCTCTTTTTAAAAGAGCTACAGGAATGAAGATTACAGAGGAACAAGCTTTTTTAGATAAAAGAACTGGTACTGTAGTAGTCGGGGAGGTTACTAAAGAACTTCCTCCAGATGTAGGAGCGGCTAAAATGTGGTTACACAATAGACGACCAAACGACTGGAAAGAAAAACAAGAAATAAACGTAAAAGGAGAAGGACTTACTATCAATGTAGGTTACGGAAAGAATGAGGAAGAGGAAGAGGAGGAGTAATCTATGGGACAAGGACCACAAATAAATTTTAATAAAAAATTATTTAATCCTAATTATTGGCATTTTTACGATGCGGCTAAAAATCCGCAATGGCGTATAATTATCGGTTATGGAGGTTCGTCCAGTTCTAAAAGCTTTTCAATGGTCCAACTTATTATAGTTCTTTGTCTTATGGAGGCAGAGGATACTATGGTAATTAGGAAGGTTCAAACCACTATTAGAAAATCTATTTTCAAAGATTTTGAAACTATTATTTCTCAGTGGGAGCTTGGAGAGTATTTTAAAGTAACTCCGTCCGACCTTTCAATAACTTGTAAATTAAATGGTGCAAAGATAGATTTTACCGGTTTAGATGATCCGGAAAAAATTAAAGGTATCTCTCAGTATAAGCGTGTTCTTATGGAGGAGCTATCGGAGTTCGAAAAGGCAGACTTTGACCAGATACGTAAGCGTTTAAGAGCGAAAGAAGGACAACAAATATTTGCTTTGTTCAATCCAGTAGACGAAACTCATTGGATTAAAAAAGAAGTATTCGACCTCCAGAACGAAAAAAATCTATTACCTGTTTATTTACCAGGAAGGAAAAAGGAATATACAGAAATTGCGGAAAAGTGGAGCAATGGTCCGCAGGAAATTACTTTACCTTCTGGGGACCAAAAAACAATACCTCCAAACTTTCTCGTAATGAGATCAACTTACAAAAATAATTTTTGGGTAGTTGGTTCTCCAGGTGGGACTTATGGTTTTGAAGATATACAAACTTTAGCAGATTTCGAACACGATCGTAAAACAGACTATAATTTTTATAAGGTTTATGCTTTGGGTTTGTGGGGTAAATTGAGTGTAGGAGGAGAATTCTATAAAAAGTTTGCTCCTTTAGAACATGTTCGACCAAAAGAAGTAATAAAATATAACGATCACTTACCTTTACATATTTCTTTGGACGAAAACGTAAACCCATACATAACAGCTACAGTCTGGCAACTGGATTTAACAGGAGAGTATAAACATGCTATGCAAATTAGAGAAATTTGTTTAGAGTCTCCTAGAAACCGTATAAAAGAAGTTTGCAAGGAAATAGAAAGTATTTATCCAAATCATAAAACAGGTATGTATATCTACGGAGATGCAACCTCTCAAAAGGAAGATACAAAGCTAGAGGAAGGGCAAAACTTTTTTACCTTAGCCATTGCCTATTTAGGGAAATACTATCCACATGACAGAGTACCCCGTAGTAATCCTTCGGTAAATATGAGAGGGAACTTCCTTAATGAAATATTTTCCTCTAATTATGCTGGTATCAAAATAACAATTTCAGATGGTTGTCCTAACTCAATAGACGATTTAAACTATTGTAAGGAGGACCCGAACGGAGCAAAGGCAAAAGATAAAGTAAAAGACAAAATAAAAGGCATAACTTACGAGAAATACGGACACACCTCCGATACTATGGACTACTTTATTTGTGAGGTATTCAGGAGCGAATATCTGGAGTATCAGTCTGGAGGTAAAAGAAAAAATACGTATATTACCGGAGGAGCTAGTAAAAGGAGGTTTTAACATGATTTATTTAGAGGACGACGATTTAAAAACATTCATACAAGAGGACCAGTTAGACCAAATAACCGAAGGTTTAGCAGAGGTAAAAGACACTGCGGAAAAGTTCGCTCTGGCTATGGTTACCTCTTATTTATCTGGACGTTACAGTATGGATACTGAGTTTGCAAAAACCGGAACGGCTCGAAATTTTGATTTGGTCCGTAATGTTACATACATTACTATCTATTTCATAAATGAAAGAGTAGCTCCTAGAAGTATACCACAAATCAGAATAGACTCATACGGGAGTGCTGAAAACTGGTTAGATATGGTAAACAAAGGAAAGCTTAATTTGCAAATAGATAAAATTACACCTTCTCAGACCGTACCAATTACCTACGGCTCTAATCCACGACCTAATAATAGTTACTAGATGAAAGTTTTCGGATACGATATAAATATAACACGACAAGCCCAAAAGGTAGAACAGGCTCAAAACGTAGACAAAAGGCTACCAGTAAGAGGAGATGCTACCAGAATAGCAAACGCTATGGGTAATTCTCGTATTAGAGCAGAGCAAACTGTACAAATGTTTAGACAAGCCCAGAGAGATTGGGAAAATCCAAACTCCCCACAGCGTAGAAGGATGTACGATATTTACCGAGACGCTATTATAGACGCTCAGGTAAAAGCCTGTTTAAATACTCGTAAATATGCCACAACGTCCGCAGGGTTCCGAGTGGTAGATTCCGAAGGAAAAGAAAATAGGGAGCTTACTCTTTTGTTTAAAAAGAAGTGGTTTTATGATTTTGTAGGACATGCTGTAGAAACAAACTACTGGGGTTTTACTTTACACCAATTAGGACCATTAAAAGACGATTGTTTCGAGTGGGTAGAAGCTGTAGACCGATACAACGTAAAGCCAGAAAAAAGTACAGACCCAAAATTTAATTTCCAAATTGTTGTAGAGCATACTTCTCAATTGGAAGGAACTCCGTTTTATAGAGAACCGCTTAAAACGTGGACGGTACCAGACGGAGACGACAAAGACAAAGGTATTTTAGAGGCTGTCTCCTTAATTTATCTTTATAAACGCTGGGCTTTAGGAGCTTGGTCCGAGTTTGCAGAAATTTACGGACAACCTACTAGGATAGGTAAAACAGACGTACGAGACGAGGAAGCTTTTAATAATATGGTTGAAATGCTGGCTAATATGGGTTCTAATACGTGGGGAGTTTTTAACCATAAGGACGAATTAGAATTTATCGACACTATGAAAAGCTCTACAGGAGCAACTGTTTACGAAAATCTTTCCCGTTATGCTGATGAACAAATTTCGAAAGTTATTTTAGGTCAAACAATGACAACCGATAGCGGATCCTCACGAAGTCAAGCCGAAGTACATGAAAACATAGCCAATCTTTATTTTATTTCAGATCAAAAAGAAATAGAATTCTTAGTTAATCAGGAGTTAATACCTCGTATGATTAAAATAGGAAGAGGAGGAGCCTACGCTGGTTTAGCTGGTCATACGTGGGAATTCTGGAAAGAGGAACAAATTTCTCTAAAAGAAAGAAGCGAAATCGATAGTAATATTTCCTCTAAAATGAATAAAAATCTTACTAAGGATTACGTAGAAATGACTTATAACGTAGAACTAGAGGACCAGCCTAATACAGTAGAACAAATTAGAAACGCTTATAAACAAAAATAATGTGTAAATTTTGCTACATAAACGAAGTAAAAGACGGAGAATTCTTAGAGGAGAACCCTACAATATTCACAGAACAGGAGTATAACGACTTTTTAACTGGAGTTTATTATGGGAGTATTACAAAAGAGAATCTACCAGAAAACTTTTACTTAAAAAATGCAGAATTTATAAAAGCAGGACTTTATAAAGGTTTAGGAAATAAAACCGTAGAGGCTGCCTTTAATACTCCAGATTGGGTACTAACTAACGAAATGAGGACCAATATTTACTATTTTTCTGGAGCGAAAACCTACCAGGAGCATAGATTTTTGTCTGAGTTAGTTGTAGATAGCTCTGGAAATGTGGTCCCTTTTTCAGAGTACAAAAAGTTAGCATTAAAATTACTCAAAGATTATAACGAGGCATATTTAGGAGCGGAAAGAGACACCGCTCTAGCTTCTGGACGTTCTGCGAGTGATTGGCAAACAATACAGGAGGATAAGGATTTATATTCAAAACTCCAGTATCAAACTGTAGGAGATAAACGAGTACGTCCAACGCATGCAAAACTAGACGGAATAACTAAACCAGTTAATTCTCAGTTTTGGGATGTTTATTTTCCTCCGAACGGCTGGCGATGTAGATGTACAGTAATCCAATTGCTAGGAGATGCTAAAACAACAAAGACAACAAAAAAGAATTTACCAGAGCTTGATCCTCTTTTTGCTTTTAATCCTGGAAAGGAGCAAATAGTATTCAAAGAGACAGGACCAAATAAACACCCTTATTTTAATGTAAAACGAGGGGACGCAAATTTAAAACAAACCAATTTTGGGTTTCCTATACCTCCTCCGGATAATGGCTAAGATAAGAATTACAAGAAAGGGAGATTTTGAAATGGCTAAAAGGGTAGCTGATTTAAAAAAGTTGGTCCGTAGGGATTTACCTCGTATTGTAGGTACTGAGACGGTAAACTTTTCTAAGGAGTCATTTCGCCGTCAAGGCTGGCAGGATAGCGGTTTTAAAAAGTGGAAGCCTAGAAAAAATAATAAGGATAAAGGACGAGCTATATTAGTAAAATCTGGAGACCTTAGAAGGAGCATAAAAAAACAGGTTAGCAGCAAAAAAGTAGTTATTTATTCTAATCTTCCTTATGCAGCAATACACAACTACGGGCAAAGAGCAGGAAGAGGAAAAGGTTTTAAAATGCCTAAACGTCAATTCTTAGGAAAATCTAAAGCACTAGATTTGAGAATTAAGCGTATAATAAAAAAAGAAGTCGATAAAATATTAAAATAAATGCCAGGATTAAAGGATATATTTCTAGATTTAAGGACACTCGCTTTAGATACTGTAGTTTATCAAAACGAAAGAGGGATAGATGTAAAGCCTATTGTTTCGGAAATGTGGAACGAACAGTACATAGAATCTGAGACAGGAAACGAAAGAGCTTTTAATTATCCATGTATTTTTATTGATTTTCCCGAAGAAATAGAGTACGAGTCTTTAGGACGTGGAGCAGTACAAACTGAGGAGCTTAGAATAAGATTATACTTTGTTATGGAGTATTTAAAACCTCGTTCTAATGCGTTTCCTGAAAATTTAAATATCTTTACGGCTAGAGAAGCAATTATAAAAGCATTTAATTTATTTCTTCCTCCTTCTGGAGCAGCTCAAAACGCTTTAGAATTTATAACAGATAGAAGAAACTCAAATAATACTAATCTTTGGATATGGGAGTTTGATTTTAAATGTTGGTACCGAGAGGACGCTGGTTTTATAGATCAGGACCAAATCGAGGTGACAGGAGTAGAAATTTGTACCGAACAATCTCTACAAATCAAAGAAAGTACAAAAGACAATATAAGAACAGACTCAGAAATTATTTAAAATGGCAACAAGTACAGAAGATATTTACGAGGAAATTGTAACAGCTATAGAGGCGGAGCCGTTACTGGATGACTTAGACAGTAAAAGCCAGACAGCTAAATGGTCCCTTATTGCTTTTATTGTAGCGGTTGCTATTAATTTAATGGAACAAATGTTTGATGCTTTCGGAGTTGAAATAGACGACAAGCTATCGAAAGGAATTCCGGGGACTCTTCCTTGGGTACAGGATACTACCTTAAAGTTTCAGTACTCGGAGGACGATCCGCAAAACCTTATTTTAGTGGACTTGGTTCCACAGTACCCCGAAGTAATACCAGAGTATCAAATTATTACCAGAGCTTCGGTTACAGAAACATCCTCTCTAGGAATTACTATTAAAGTAGCTAAAAACGAGCCTCCAGAGCCTTTAAGTACAAATGAGCAAACAGCTTTAAACGATTATTGGGAAACATTGAGATATGCAGGGACCAAAATCGACATAGTATCCGCTTTACCGGATAGACTTTTTGTGAATGCCACTATTTATTACGACGGAGCTTTTGCTGGAAATATCGAGGATGATGTAAAACAAGCTCTTAGAGATTATTTAGTAAATTTATCCAGC